ACAGCTTCTGCTGGCTCGTCATCAACATCAAAAGGAGGAGTTGAATCAACAACTGTCAACTTGGGTGCTGGTGCTGTGGCAGATGGGCTGGGTACTGCTGGTGCAGAGTCGCCACGATCGTTGCCACCAAAGCCCGCAGGCTTGAAGTATTGGCTCCAACGATCTGGATCGTATGGCTGACCGTCAACACTTGCTTCGAACATTTCTTTGATGACTTTCAATTCAACTTCGCCGGGACGCTTGGGTAAAAAGTCGCTGAGATTGTACAAACCAAATTGATCAATGGCGCCTTGTTCTTGGCTGGTCAATGCCGACTCCTTACGTGCCCAGGTACTGGTGCTGTAGTCAGCATAGCCACCTTTGCTGGTTTTCTTGACATTGAAATCAAGACCACCAGTGTAGTCAGTTGGCAAGTTTTCCATGTCTGGATCCATCAGGGCGTTCTTGATCAAGTTAAAGATCTGTGGGCTGATGATGAAACGACGGATTGGATTCTCAGGAGTCTTGTCATCGCTGAGAGGATTGTCACGCACAAAGCCCTGGAACAAGTAACTTTTCTTTTTCCAGTACTTACGACCCATATCTTCCAATGCTGGGTCTTTGAACCAGGTGCGTACTTCGGCCAACACTGGACAAGCGTCACCCCACATTTCAACGCAAGGAACTTGTACAATAACAGGCTTGCTGTCTGCTTGACCTTTGATGCCAGCAAATGGCAATTTGATCATTGCACGTTCGATCCAGAAGAATGAGTTTTTGTTGTCTGCGTCAGGCAGGAAGCGTACTCGGGCTGTTGAGCCTTCTGCAATGTTCCAGTGAGCGTAAATGGCGTTATCGCCTTGACTTTGGCCGCCGCCTTGACCGCGACCTTGTTGAGCTTGTAGTTTTGCGCGAATTTCTGCTAAAGATGTTGCCATGATGATTTCCTTTATAAGTTAAGATGGTCTTTAAATGCCTAGATATACTCTAGCACCCTGCTAGTGTATAACAAATGTATTTATGATGTCAACAGAAAAATTAAAATATTTGTTCGAAATGTTTTCGATTATGTTCGAACACCGGCTGCATCTCTGTGTGTAGTTGTTGTAGGTGCCCCAAGGATAACTTGGACAGTCTGTCAATTTCGGTTGTGATCGCTGCCAAACGATCACCGACTGCGGACAGATTGTCATAACTTTCATCTATCCAAGGTGCAAAGGTTTGGAATCCAAGACTGTGTAGATAGCGTAGACTATGCTGTCCGTTCAATAAAATAAATGGTTTGCCCAGATAAAAATTTTTTACGGTTTTTTCAGTGAAGAAACGATTGCTGTGTACATCAGTTTCCGCAACAACTTCTAAAAAGTATGTTTGGTAGTGTTGATGAAGTTGACTGAGTGCGTCTTGATACAGCACCGAACCATAACCTGACTGGTAGTCAATGACCTGACTGCCGTGTTGAGCAAACCAATCATAATCATCTTGTAAGTATTGTGCGAATCTATGATTATAGTGTACAGCACCACTATTAAAACTTAACAAACTGGTATCATTGTGATGCGTTGCAAGATGTCGGTACAACTTTAGTCTAAACATATCAAATCTTCCATACATGGCACAGAATCGTTTGGTAAATTGGTTACCCGACAAGGAAAGATCTTTGATCACCCGGTAGGTCAATCCGGACCACATACTCACAGCATTCATGGGTAGATAGGTGGTCTTGGGTATGTGTAAATCTTCGTAGCCATAGATGAAACAGGATTCTGAATCAAGTTGTAGATCCGTTATGATTTTTTTGATCACTTCGGTCATGCCAGTGAGTTTGGCATTCGCTCCGTCTCTGATTAAGAATATTAGTGTGTGATTGCGATGTTGCCCAATGGTGTACAAGAACTCGTTCATGCCTTCAAATTGATAGTTGCGATTTGTTAACCAATCTAAGTTAACAAAAACCAAATCTTCAACTGTAACCATAACATCGTCAAAGAATTGCGTCGAGATTATATGGGATATTCTGTTGACTGTTGGCGTATTCATAGAAATGAGTTTGATTGTTGATCAAGCGGGGTAGCAAATGCAGGTACACTTTCATTGGGTCTTTGTCCTTGATGGACTGCACCGCATCTACTATTAATTTATGACTGTGTGCTGTGTTGGTAGACCGAATCAGTTGTTGCACAGGAAATATGTCTTCAAAGCAATCAAAGCCTGCAGACTGTAACCATGTGTATATTTGTGGATTGCCGTTGATGACAAACGGACGCAGTCCTATGATTGGTTTGAAAGTTTTTTCACTAACGAATGTGCTGGTACTGTCGAACTGTGTCTCGCTGACTATGTTAATGAAAGATCGTTGCCAAATGTCAAGGCGGCCGAGACTGTATATGTCGTTGGGTATTCCTATATCGCCAACTACGTCACGGGCACCAGTGTTGAGATAATCTGCGTCTACATCGTTGACTGTGTATGAAGATCCTCCTAGTGTGGTGCAACCAAGATTGATTATACCTGCCTGCTCAAAAGCTTCTACCAGTTCTATCCTGTGTGTATGAGGTTTACGGTTATAATTCAAAAACAAAAAATCAAATTGAGTTGGTAACAATTCTTGGTATCGGTATTGTTTGAAATTGCGTAGGCAAGCCACTGCCCAGAAATCAAATTTGATATTGCCGTAACCAAAAATTCTTGTGTCTGTTGACCATACCTGGCTTAAAGGATCAGTAAGACTACAGGCTATAACTGTTGCAGGTATTTGGTTGATCCAGTCTTGGACCGCTTGATACTCATACCAATTTGGTACCACTATCGCTGTTGATTGTTCAGGATATTTGTCTGATATATACGTCGCCAATTGATCAACAACTTCACGTTCTAATTGACCTGCGGCCCATTGAGGATCAAACCCGCCGTATAGTATACGGCAACGACCGATTTGTTTGGTTCCTGCCCATTCGGGTAGCATGATTTATTTCAAGCCAGCCAACATTCTTATAAGGGCTAGACTGTCTACACTTTCTTGAGTGGGTTGTATTTGAGGAACAGGAGTAGCAGGTGCCACAGTTTGATTTGGCACAGGTGGTTGTTCTGGTGTCGCTGGTGGCTGTAGTGCTGTGCGATACTTGGCGGCCAATTCTGGACTGTATTCATCTAGCCAAGACAAAACTTTAACCCTGGCATCAGCTTCGGGACCTTGTTCGTCAGCAAGTTCTTTGAACTCGCGTTCTAAATCCTCATCACCAATGATGTCGGTCATAGTGGCAATGGCATTTAGACCATCTTGTCCTACTTCCAGCGGAGTCTTCATGATCTCGTCAAGATCGTAATTTTCATCATTGGTGTCGGGTGTGTCCCAAGTATCTTCATCAACTTGGTTAGCCCACGTGGCAAATTCTTCTGCCATGGCAGTTTCCATTGCTACCTGTTCTTTTTGGTATGCACGATACACGTATGGCAGTGCTTCATTGAACCGATCGTCGTAGATCTTCTTAACAAAACGTTCACGCAATCGATCCACATCCACTGTGGATTCTACCGGAGCTTCGGGAATCCAAGATTCAAAATAAGCACGATAGCCGCGAGCGCCACGCATTTGACGTAACATACGTTTGTCTTGATCGTAGTGCTTTAGGGCACTGTGAACCATGTCTTGTGTTTCACGATCTTCAAATTGTCGACGACGAGCACCTGCAACAAAATGTCGCATGCTGGCCATTTCTTTCATGAGCTCAGAGATATGTTGTCCTCGGTCATCGTGTAGTACGCCACCTTCGCTGATGTGACGAGCTTGAGCACGGGCATAGTCCAAGTTGTTATGGTCCATCAAGAAACGCTCACCACGGTGTGTTTCAAGATAAATGCTTTCAATTTTTCTAGCGCGGGCGCCACGCTTTTCTGGATCAATGAAGTCCGTGTGCTTGACACGTATGGTAACTGGGCCGCGATCTTCGTAGCTGTTGATGCGTGATCCGTACATGCTTTCGTTGATCACCTGTTCTACACTTTCAGCAACACTGACTTCACTAGAAGTGTAGACCGAGTCAGACTTGCTTTGCTGTTTGATAGCATTGATATTTAGGTTACTGCGTGTGATGTCGCGTGTGTCAAATGTCAACATATTTCTACGTGCAAAGCCACGTAGATTACGTAAGAATTCAAACCATTCTGTGGCCTGTTCGTCAGACAATTCATCTGTGATGTTTTGTCCATAGTATACTTTCAAACTGTTATTGTCAATTAGACTCAGCGTAACATTACCAAAGTTTGTACCATCTTTGCTGACATAGTCAAAGTTGAAGAATCTGGCTTTGGCAGGATCTGTTGTGGCCTGACCTTTTTCGTCACCGATGTTGATGTTTTCGAATCTACTGCGAATTTTGTCAAACAAGTTTTCTGATATCTTTTCTATTTCACGCATGGTTATGTCCGTAATTATAGTGTATTTAGCCCATTGTCATTATGAAGGGCATCGGTTCCAAATACTCTTCTGTGGTATCACGCATGGTTTCGTCCAAGCGAGAGTCATAACTTTGTAGTGTTTGTAGCATACGCACACACAACAGCATGCTCATGACTAGATCGTCTGTTTCACCAACTTTGGCTGCATAGCCTGTGCCGTGTGCTACAAATGTCTTTAGCTCAGAAATCAAGTTCTTGCTAGCAATGTGTAGTTTTCTATTTTCAACAAGGCTTTTGAATTTGGCGCATACAGCAATTTTACTTTTGTTGGTTGTGGTAAACCCTTTTCTATGTCCCCGAGGCTGCCCCACACGATGTGGTTCACTAAGGAATATGCCTTTGAGATTTTCTTCGCCAATTTCGGCAATGCTGATCAAGGCAGCTTCGCCCAAGGTGTTGTTTTCTACACTGTAATAGGCATCGGTTTCTGACCCTGTAACTTCATGCAGGTATTGTAGAATTTCGCTAAGAATAGCAACTTGCCTTTGGATTGGTGTCTTGTTGTGTTGCCATTCGCCTATTTGTTTCATTTCGGGCAGTTGCAGAATTTGTATGGCAGCAGGATCGCCTCCGGTACCTAGGCTAGGGTCTAGTCCCACCAAGTATGTGTGCCCTTTGGTGGGCTTCTGATACCAACGTACCTGTCCTTGACGTAGCACCGGTTCTATGCCAGCCAGTTCAATCAAGGTAGTGGCATTGATCAATGTCTCATCATAGATCAAAAACTCACAACCGTGTTCACGACGAAAACGATCTTCGCCAATACGACCTATTTCATCTTTCATCCATTGATCATCACGATCTGGATGTTCGTCCCATGAAGCTTGGAATCCACGGAATCCATTAACGCCCAGTTCAGTTTCGTTGCCATAAGCATCCACACGCTTTTGACTGCCTTTCCAGATTAATGCAAACTGGTCTTCGTCTGAGTTGGGAGTGCTGGTGATAATGGCTTTACCACCAGTGCTGAGCGTGGGTGATATGGATGTCCAGAATTCTTTGGCTATAGTAGGTCGGACGAATGCAAACTCGTCACAGTATAAAAGTGTAATACTCATACCTCGACCAGTTGTTTCTGTTGTGGTTTGACTCACAATACGGCTGCCGTTTTCAAATTCAATTGAGCCTTTGTTGTAACTGGTGGCGCCTGCTCTGATATGATCCGGACACAACTCATAGGCATACCGAATTCGTTGCATGATTTCCTGCGCTCCTGTATACTTGTGAGCGGCAATTAAGATTGTGGAGTCTGGTTTGAACATGGCATACCATAACAGGTAGCC